ATGCTACAAGAGGTAAAATAATAAGAGCTGAGCCTATATCTGCATTATACGAGCAAAAAAAGGTACATCATATTGGTACTTTTAGTAAATTAGAGGATCAAATGTGTAATTTTACTGGTTTAGATACAAAAGAAAAAAGCCCAGATAGATTAGATGCTATGGTATGGGCTATGACTGAATTGTCAGAAAATAAAAACGGTGGATGGCTTGACTTTATAGACCAGGAAAAAAATAAAAATAAATAATTTTATTATATCTTTATGTTTTTTATTAAAATTCTAGTATATAAAACTTTATTATTTAATCTTAAATCTTTACCATCTAACCCCTTTTTTAATCCAACAATTTCAAATTGCTCTGGATTATATCTGTCTAAAAATGTAAGTGGAACTCCCATTATACCTTTATAATCGCAAGGTATATTTTTTGTTTTAGATACTTCAATAGCCGTATGATTGTCATAATTTGAATAAGTTTCTGTTGAATACTTTGCATTTAAGTAAATATCTTCATTTTTTTTATTATGTGTTAAATTAGTAAACCATGCTGCATTAACTTCCTTATCTCCACCATCTTTTGTTTTAAAAAACATACCTCTTGGACTGACACCAAGCCATAATTTATTGTCTTTGACTAAATTAAATATATCTTTACAAGCAATCGAATTCATATTACCAATTATTAAAAATTCTTTATTGTATTTATTTAATTGATCCATATATTCTCTAAATAAAGAAAATGGCGGGTTAGTACAAACAATATCTGACTGCTTTAAAAGTTCAATGCACTCTTCACTTCTAAAATCTCCATTATCTTTCAAATATGTTTTATTCTCTATAATCAGTCCATTATTATTCACTATGGTTATACACTCTAATTTGTATAATTGATCGTATAAATTATTATCTTTGTAGTGAGTAAATATAAGTTTTTTTATCTTATATTCATTTAATTTGGATTTAAAAAAAATATAGAAATTTGACCATTCAGGATCATCACAATTACAAAATACAACTTTATTTTCAAAGTGATGTTTGTAATGTTTTAATTCATTTTCTATGTAAATTAACTTTGTATAAAATTCATCATTTTTATTTTTTTTAGCTTTACTTAATTTGCTATTTAAATTCATTGTTTTTTCTCCTATTATTATATTAAACTAATTTAAAATATTGTCAACTTATATCTTACTTTTTTTAACTACTATTTGATTATTATTTAATTCTTTACATAATTTATTTTTAAAATCTCTTGTGTTTATAATTTTAAGAGTTTTTTGACAATCATATTTTTTTAAAAATTGTAATACATCTTCTTTTATAGTTATATTACAATCAATTACTAAATATTTAACAATTTCTAAATATCCATTATAAGCACTCCATCTTAACGCAAAATCATCTTTAATATTAATATTAACCCCTTGTTCTACTAAATATTTAATAATATCTAAATGTCCATTAGAAACACTCCAAATTAAAGCATAATCATTATTAGGGTGAATTTTTTCACCGTTTTTTATTGATTTATTAATAAATTCTAAGTACATTTTGTTTATCCTTTTGTTATATTTTTGATTTTTTAACTACTATTTCATTTTTATTTAATTCTTGCTCCAATAACCATTTTCTATAAATTGGATTAATCTCTATTTTTTTAATTAGCTCATCTTTTATTAAATTAAAATCATCTTCATAATTATAATTATTGCATAACGATACATGATAATCTATATTAATTCTTGCTATAACAATATATTCATTATATGATTTTGTTAGTATTTCAAATATGCTAATATAATTTTCATAATCAAAGTAATAAAATGACTCAGCATTAATATCAATAAAAAATTGTTTAAACTCAACTAAATCGTTAATATATATTTTTGATACTTGCTTATGATTGCTATTTAATATATTATATCTTGCTTTTTCCATTATATTTTACCTCATTTTTATTATTTAATTGTTTTTCTAATTCTAATTTTAATAATATTTTATTTAAAAAATCATCTTCTAAACATAATATATAAATATAATTATTAGTAAATAAAATTTCATAAAATATTGTATTCCAATATTTATCAGAACTTATATTAACTATAAGATTATTATTATTTAATTCATTTATTATATTTGTAATATTTGATTTGTTATAATAAATTAAATGTTGTGTATTGATAATTTGTTTCATTATATATTTTATATTATAGTTGTTAATTATTTCAATAGTCATGTTTCCCCCCGTTACTCAATTATTAAATCGATAAGAGTAACTTAAATTTTATGTTTAATTTTTTCTACTGTATTTAAAGATAACTCACCTTTTAATTTAAAATATAATATAATGTTATCATATTTACTCTTATAAAGATCTAAATATTTTTTAGTATAATCTTTTTCTAAAATAGCATATTCCATTATATCCATCATTTCATTTATGTGTTTATCTTTTGTGCATAAAACTATATCATTAATTAATTCAATATTTTTATCGGTTCTATTTTTATTATATTTTACTACCTTTGAATAATTTTTAAAGAATATAGCATCTTCTTTTGTAATTTCTTTTATCATTATATCTCCTATTCTTAAAATATCTTATTTCTCATATATTTGGCTAGTGTGCTTATTTATAAATATGATCCTTTAATTCTTCACCAGCTTCAATCAATTGCTGACATGCTATATTAAATAATTGGTCGTCACTATATTTTGAATAGTCACTATCTCTTTTACCAGTTGTTTCATATGCAATATCTTTACCAATCTCAGTATTTAACGGGAATAAGTGTGTTATGTAATCAATGCTTTTTTCTCTGTTCATTTTATTTCTCCTTTTATTATTATATATTTTAAACTAATTTAATTTATTGTCAACTATTATTTAATCTTTACAAACTTATTATAATAGTATATAATTATAAATAAAAAGGTTAATTAAAATGAGTGAAAAGAAAGATAATTTTTTAAAAAGATTAACTCAATCAACAAAATATATTGTTCAGGGTGTTAAACCTGATACATGGTTTAGTCCAATACAACCAATTCAACCAATGGCTCAACAAGCAGAGGGTAGACAGTATGACTATACACCAGGATTAAATATACAAATACAACCTCGTGCAGAAGAAGTACACGGCTTTAAAGAATTAAGATTATTAGCTGATAATTGTGATATCTTAAGAATTATAATTGAAACACGTAAAGACCAAATTAAAAAATTAAAATATGATTTTAAAATTAATAACAAAAATAATAAAGATGTTATTTATGATAGTAGAACAGAAGAATTAAATAATTTTTTTAGTTCACCTGATAAACAACATACATTTGAAGAATGGTTAGGTGCTTTACTAGAAGATTTATTTGTTATAGATGCAGCAACTTTATACCCAAGAATGACTAATGGTGGTAAATTATTTTCATTAGAGTTAATTGATGGTTCAACTATTAAAAAAGTAATTGATAGTAATGGTCGTACTCCAATTGATGATACTTCCCCAGCATACCAGCAAATTTTAAAGGGTGTTCCAGCAGTAGATTATACATATAGAGAATTAATATATAAGCCAAGAAATATAAGAACTAATAAATTATATGGTTATAGTCATGTAGAGCAAATATTAGTTACTGTAAATACTCAGATCCGTAAATCATTACAGCAACTATCTTATTATAGCGAGGGTAATACTCCAAATTTAATATTTTCAACGCCTAATGAATGGAACCCAGATCAAATTAGAAAATTCCAATTATATTGGGATGAGATTAATCAAAATCAATCAAAATCATTAGCAAAATTTGTTCCAAGTGGTGTACAACCTTTTAATACAAAGCCTGAGCCTTTAAAAAATGAATTTGATGAATGGTTAGCCCGTATTATATGCTATACTTTCTCAATAAATCCACAAGGTTTTGTTAAAGAGATGAATAGAGCAACATCAGAAACTTCAAAAGAAATAGCAGAAGAAGAGGGACTTTTACCAATCATGCAATGGGTAAAAGGTCTTATTGATAGCATTATTATTAATTATTTTGGTTATACTGATATTAAATTTGAGTGGAATTTAGATTTAGAAACAGATCCATTGGTTAAAGCTCAAATTGATAAAATATATGTAGAAGCAGGTATTAAAAAAATTAATGAAATACGAGCAGATTTATCATTAGATCCTTTATCAGATGAAGAATTAACACAAGACACAACTGTTGTACCTAATGATGTTAAATCTATTGTTGACGATAACTCTAAAAAAGCATATAGTGTTGACCTTAAAAAAAAAAGATACTATTAACTAATGAGCTACCATTTGATAAAAAGTTTATGGAAGATGGTAGTACTAAAATACAAAAAGCAATCCAAACATTTTTAAATAGTCAAAAACATTATATAATTAATAATGTTATAAGTAAATATAGCAATATTAATAAGTCAGAAGATAATGAAGATGTAAGCGATACAAACCAATGGATATTGACAGCATTACTTTTAGATTATAGTAATTTACCAATAACTAAATATGATGTTACGGTAGCATTAGAGGAAGTATATATACAATCTGGAAACGAAGCATTAAAAAGCTTAAATAAAAACGATGAGTTTTTAATAGATCAAGTTAAAAAGCAAGCAGTTAAAGATGCAACAAAAAGAGTTGATGAGATGTTTGCTGAAGCTGGTGATATGAATATAATTATTGGTACTAATTCTGGTTTAGGTGATTTAATACAAAAAGCAATGGATGAGGGTTGGTCTAATGATACATTAGCAACAGAATTAGAAAACTCTTTTAATTTTAGCCCTAATCGTGCTGAAATGATAGCTAGAACAGAAACTAATAGAGCAAGTAATGATGCTAGGCTAGTAAGTTATAAGGCTGTTGGTATCAAAAAGAAAAAATGGTGGACTGCTCATGATTCAAAAGTAAGTCAATTATGTCGTCATAATGAACGTGAGGGATCAATTGATATAGATAAAGAGTTTTCAGGAGGTAGTTATGCTCCACCAGGACATCCAAGATGTAGATGCACATTATTAGCAGTATTATTAGATGCTGATGGTAATGAGTTAGATAATAAAGAGATAGAAGATTATTAAAAAGAATAAACCTATTAAATTAGGTCTATTTTATTATTTATTTTCTTTAATTGACTCTTTGTATTTTTTAATATAATAATCTATTTTTTCAGAGTCATTTAATTTACTTACCTCCTTTATATCTTCACTACCATCTTTAATATTTTTAAGTATTTCTTCAATTTGACTCATAATATATTCCTTTTAAATTTACCAATCTGTATAGTTAGTAATATCTATTTCAATTCCATTTATAATTAAAGTAATATTATTACCAATACCTGTTTGGGTTTCTTTTATTCTATAATTTGTTTTATTAAGAATTATTGATTTAAATAAATCAAAATCAATTAATACCTTTTCTTTATTTATTTTATCTTTACTATTTTCTTTCACTATTTCTTCAATTTGACTCATTATATATTCCTTTATAATATTTTTTATAAATTAACTCAGAATATATATATTGTTTAATTGACTCCAACACTAAATCTTTATACTTGTAATTATCTTCTTTAATTAAATTAATACAATCTCTTATTTCTTTTAAAATTATATTAAAGTCTTTATTATCTAACATTTTTGTAATTTCTATTCTTTCACTATCTCTTAATAACGATAAATATTTTATTAATTTAATTAATATTTTATAATTTAAGTATATTTCTTTAATTTTATTCATTTTGATACTCCTTTATTTTTTAAGAATATTAATTTCATAATCAAACGGACACTTTTTAGATTTAGGTTTTTCTTTATCTATAACACTAACATATTCACACATTAACATTTTATATCTTCTTTTCAAACCAAGTAATTCTTTTGTATGCCTAGTATATTCAAATAATTTTACTAATTCATTAATCTCTTGTAACAGTTCTACTTTTTTACTCATTTTTATTTTTCCTCTTGTTATATTATATATTTTAAACTAATTTAAAATATTGTCAACTATTATTTTAAACTTGTTTTATTTAATTCATTATCTATTCTTGATTTACTTATATCTAAATACTCTTGTGATAAGTCAATACCAACATAATTAAAATTTTCTCTTATTGCTGCTTTACCAGTGCTACCACTACCATTAAAAGGATCTAATATAATTCCACCAGGTGGAGTTACTAATCTACATAAATAAGCCATTAAATTAGTAGGTTTAACAGTTGGATGATTATTAGCTGATGGTTTAGTAGTAAATTTATCTTCTACACTTAATTTTTTAAATCCATCTACTGTTGATTGTGTATTATTTCCATTATATATTTTACCTTTTAATTCAAAATTATCTAACCCATCATTTCTATCTTTTTTACTTGCTTTTGCACAATAAAAAAATCTTGAATTGTCATTTGGAAAAATCTTTTTTACTTCTTCACTACCATCATGAATTAAATTTGCTGGCCATCTACCTAAATCATTATTTGGATTGGTTACATCGTTTTTTATATCTTTATATTCAACTCTACAATCATCTATATTTAATCCACCAACACCCCATTTTAATACATTTTCAGAAACTGTTTTTTCAGATAAAGGCTTCCTTGCTAATACCATTGGCTCATGTGCTGGTTTTAAAGCTGTCCCCCATCCATCCCATTGTTTAGCTTCTTCTGTTGATGGTTTTAATTTTCCTAATCTTTTTTTATCAATTTCATCATAATTTGTATCTCTATATACTTGAACTTCTTGTAATTTACCATCTATTGCTTTACTAATATTTAAATTTTTTGGAAAGCCTGTACCATATAACCATAGCATTTGATCGCGTATTTCAAACTCACTATTTTCAATTGCTACTGCCATACGATGATAAGTTCTTGAACCAGAAAATGCTATTAAATGACCACCTGGTTTTAATACTCTAAAACATTCACTCCATAATTCTTCATTATAAGCAATTTTAGTTGAGTCCCAAGATTTACCCATAAAACCAAGTTCATAAGGTGGATCTGTAACTATACTATCAAAATGGTTATCTGGAAATTGCTTTAATTCTTCTATTGAGTTACCTTTTATTAATTTATATTTATTACTCATTTTTATTTTTCCTCTTTTTATATTATATATATTAAGCCAATTTAAAATATTGTCAAGTATTATTTTAAACTTGTTTTATTTATTTTTTTATGTTATACTAATTATAGGAAAAATAAGGATAAAAACAATGATAAACAGTAGAAAAATAGAAGATTTACATCCTATCGTTCAAATATATGCTAATCACTTTTTAGAAAAATGCAAGGAAGCAGGGATTGATTTATTAATAACATCAACTTATAGAGATGCTGAGAGTCAAAATGCATTATTTAACCAAGGTAGAACAACACCCGGACATATAGTAACTAATGCTCGTGCTGGTTATTCTTTCCATAATTTTAAAGTAGCGATGGACGTTGTACCGTTAGTTGATGGTAAAGCTGATTGGAACTCTCCAAAATGGAGTCAAATTGGTCAAATTGGTCGGGGGGTAGGTTTGTTTTGGGGTCATGATTGGATCCATTTTAAAGAGATGGCACACTTTCAATATACTGGAAGAATTAATGACTATACAGAAGCAATTAAACATTTTAGAAATGGTGGTACATTAGAAGAAATAATTTAATATTGATTTTTTATATTTTACACGTTATAATAAAATATAAAAAAAGGATAAATTATGGAAAATGATGAAGTTACACCAAATGAAGATTCACTAGAAGAAATACCGCAAGAATTAGAAGATCAAATGATAAAAGCTTGGTATAAAAGTAAAACCATTATAGGTAATGCTATTGTTGCAGTTCCTGGTGTTTTGTTTGAATTATATAACCAATTATCAGACAATACATCAGATATATTGTCATATCTTAAATCATTAAACATGAATTATTATATTACTGCTATTATTATTATAGCCATCTTAAATATAATTAATAGAAAATATACAACAAACCCTATTAAATAATTTTTATTTATAGTTTATCTAAATATATTAAAAGAAGACGTAATTTTGCTATGTCTTCTTTTGTTCTAAATGAAAAATCTAAATTAACTATTAATTGAGTGTTATTATATAATGATACAGTGCCATCTTCTTCTTTATTAAAATTTATTATTGTATTTTCAAATCTTGCATTTGCATCTTTAACAAAATCAAATATTTCACATATAGCAAGCATACAGTTTAAATGATGTGCTTGACTTGATAAAGTGATGGCTTCTATTATTTTATTATCAAACATAAATAACCCTTTTTATTATATCATATATTAAAATATATAAAATACAATAAAAAAATTTGTTTTTTATATATAAATAGTATATAATTATAAAAAAGGTTTTAATATGTCAATAATTTTATTAGTTTTAAAATATATTAGTGATTTTTTCTCAACAAAAATAGGTCAAATTATTCTTATTATAATTTTATTAATATGTTCTATTATGTACTCTCATCATTTAGGTTATAATAAAGGCGTTATTTTTCAACAAAATATTGATAATATAGCACTAGATAAAGAATTAAAACAACAAGCATTAAAACAAGGTTTAATTCAACAAAAAGCAATTGAAGTAGTTAAAGCAGAGAAACAGATTGAAACAGTTTATAAAGATAGGGTTGTAATAGTTAATAAATTAATACATGACAATCCTCAATTAAATAGTAAAGATTGCTCTATTAATAATACTGATTTAAAAACATTAAACGACTCATTGGATGCTATAAAATGATTAAAATTAGCCTATTATTAACACTTTTATTATCTAGTTGTGCAAATATGCCAAAAGTTGTAAATACAGCTACTTTAATTGCTCCAAATGAAATTATGGAAGATTGCCAAGAATATATTAAACCAAAAGTTGGAACTCCTGCTGAATTTATAAATGTTATTATAGAAAATAAAAAAATATATGCTTTATGTGTTAATCAAAATAAAGCAAAAAAAGATTTTATTTTAAATGAAGAAAAGAAATAAATTAAATATATTTAAAATAAATATTGACTTTTTTAAAATATAACCATATAATCTATTAAGAAGAGTAGTAAATGGTTATGGAATACAGAGGATAACGCCAAACGAACATAACTTGTAATGCATAAGAATGTGGACAGATGCAACGGTGTGCGAATTATAGAGCCGGTCTAGGGTGTAATTAAAAGATATTGTGAATTTAGCCAAGCTTTTATATTGCATAAAGTCTGTAATAAAGTCAATTGCGACAGGGTATATTTTAATAAATATATTTTGATTGTTAAAAGATAAAGCGAAAAATCTTATAGGATTGCTTTGTCTTTAAGCTCTAGGGTATACAAATATAGATGAATTAAAAGAAGTACAAATAACTATAAAACAAACTAAAAGGGTTAAAAAATGAAAATGAAACAAATTTACGGTGAGATTAATAAAACAGAACAACAAGATGATGGTACAATTAAAGTATGGGGTTATGCTAGCTCTAACTCTATTGACTCTGATGGGGAAACTATAACATCTGATGCTTTAAAAAATGCTTTACCTGATTATATGAAATTTGGTGCTGTCCGTGAAATGCATGGTAATAATGCAGCAGGTACAGCAATTGAAGCATCAGTTGGTGAAGATGGTAAAACTTGGTTTGGTGCTCATATAGTAGATCCAATTGCTGTATTAAAAGTTCAAACAGGAACATATAAAGGTTTTAGTATTGGTGGTAAAGTTTTAGAAAGAGATAATTTAAATAAATCAGTTATAAAACAAATTAAATTAGTAGAAATATCATTAGTTGATCGTCCTGCTAATCCAGAAGCCATTTTTACAATGTTTAAAGCTGAAACTATTGACAAAGATATTAATATATTAGATAATGAAGAAAAGGAACAAATAATGGATAATAAAGAAGTTGTTAAAGCAGAAGTTGTTGTTGAAGAAGTTATTAAAGCAGAAGATAATACAGATATTAAAAAAGGTTTATCAGATGTAGCTTGGCTTGCTTCAATTGTTCAAGAATTAGCATATTTGCAAGAATGTATGGAAAATGAAGAAAAATACGAAAAAGATAACTCAACACTTCCATCTGATTTAATTGAAGTAATTAAAACATTAAGTAATATATTAGTAGCTTCTGCAAAAGAAGAAACTGATGAGTTGACAAGTTCAAATGATTATGTTAATATTGATAATGAAGATGATAGTGTTGCATATTCAGAAAAAAATACAGACTTAAATAAATCAGAAGAAATAATTAATTTGTTAAAAGGTTATGGTTTAGAAGTTGTTAAATCAAAAGTAAATGAAGATTTAAACAAATTTGAAGTTTTAAATGAAGAGTTACAAAAAACAATAAAAATTAATGAAGATTTAGCAAAAAGAGTAAATGAATTAGAAAACATGCCTAAACCTGCAAAAGCTTCTTTAATGTCTATATCAAAAAATGAAGAATTAGGTATTACTAATGAATTTGAAGATGTAATATATAAATCTGGTTCAAATGAAATAGATGAAGTTGCAACAGCAATAAAGAAATCTCAAAAAATAAGAAAAAACTACTAAAAATTTAATTTTATAAAAAGGAAATAAAAAATGAATGAAACACAAAAAACTCTTGATGCATTAAAAACAGCTCAAAGTAATCCAATTGCTGATGAATTGTCTAAATCATTTACACAATCAGGATCTGCTATTTCTGGTATTACATACTACGATTTAGAAATTGGAGCAAAATTATTATTTCCAGTTATGACTCCTTTACGTAATCGTATTAGTCGTAATGTTGGTGGAATGGGTATCCAAGCAAACTGGAGAGCAATAACAGGTATTAATACAAATGGTATGGGTATCGGTGTTGCTGAAGGTGCTCGTGGTGCTGTTATGGCTCAAACAACTGCTGATTATTTAGCTAAATTTGCCTTTATGGGATTAGAAAACTCAGTAACATTTGAAGCTGATTTCGCTGCAAAAGGATTTGATGATGTTAAAGCTCTTGCTGTTAAAAATCTTTTACAAGCTACCATGATTCAAGAAGAACAATTAGACTTGGCTGGTAATGCTACTTTGGCATTAGGAACAACTCCTACTCCAACTGTTGCTACTTCTACTACTGGTGGACTTTTACCTACTGCTATTACTTATAATGTAATCTGCGTTGCTTTATCTAAAAAAGGTTATGAACAAGTTGCTGGATTAAATAACGGTACTGTTAATCAATCATTTATTCAAGCAAGTGCTACTTTGGTACCAACTTATACAGTGGTAGACCAAGGTTCTGGTACTTCTTATACAAAAGCAGGTGGTGTTGCTAGAAAATCGGTAGCTACTTCAATTACAACTGGTGCTACTTCTACAAACTCTGTTACAGCAAGTGTTACAGCTGTTGCTGGTGCAATTGGTTATGCTTGGTTCTTCGGTGTTGCTGGTTCAGAAGTTTTAACGGCTGTTACTTCAATTAACTCTGTTACAATTAATAATGTATCAGCTTCAACTGTTAATGCTTCTTTATTTACTAATGATAACTCAATTGACTCAACTGTTTATGACGGTATAATGACTCAAATATTAAAACCTGGTTCAGGTTCTTATGTTAAAGCATTAGCAACAGGTACAGCAGGTGTTGGTACAACTTTAACAAGTGATGGTGCTGGTGGAGTTCAAGAAATTGAAGATGCATTAATTTCTTTCTATCAAAATTATCGTTTAAGTCCAGATACAATTTATGTAAGTGCTTCTGTATTAACATTAATTACAAAATTAGTTATTGCAAACAATGGTGCTCCATTAGTTAGATTTGCTGGTGATTTCAATGGTTCTAGCTCTTTACAAGCAGGGACAAGTGTTAGATCATATTTAAATAAAATAACTGGTGATTTGATTAAAATTGAAGTTCATCCAAATGCTGCTCCTGGTACTATTATGTTTTATAGTCAATCAGTACCTTATCCATTAAGTAATACTGGTGTTCTTTTAGAAAAATCATTAAGACGTGATTACTATCAAATGGAATGGCCATTAAGAACTCGTAAATATGAGTATGGTGTTTATTTTGATGGCGTATTAAAAAATTACTTCCCACCAGCTTTTGGTTTGATTTATAATATTGCTGCTTAATAGTAATTAAAAATAAAAGCCCTCTTAAAAAAGGGTTTTTTATTTTATACTTGCTTTTTTATATAAATAATGTATAATAATTAAAAAGGATTTTATATGATAAAATTAAAAGCATTAAGCGATAGCTTATTAAAAATAGTTATAGCAGGAAAAGAATATATAGTTAATGAAGAAAATTGTATTGAAGTAGAATTAGTACATTTAGAAACTGCTTTAACACATGGTTTTGAAGTATTTGTAGAAAAAGTAAAAGGTAAAAAATAATGGCTGATTTAACTACATTATCAAATGCTAAACAATTTTTAAGAATAACTGGAACAACTGATGATGCTCTTATTACTCGTTTAGTTACTGCATGTAGTGAATTTATACAAACATGGTTAAATAAAGAATTATCAATTCAGACATATACTGAAAAATTTAGTGGTACAGGAAATCAGTTTCATATTTGTGGAGATTATCCTATAACTTCAATTACTAGTGTTGTTGTAAATGATTTATCTATACCATTATCTCAAAACACAAATACGGCTGGTTATATTAATGATGATGAGCAAATAGCATTACAGGGATATGTTTTTGCAAGAGGTCGTTTAAATTGTGTAATAACTTATCAAGCGGGTTATTCAATAATTCCTCCTGAAATAGAGCAAGCATGTTTAGAATTAATAGCAACAAAATATAAACAAATAGAACATATAGAACAATCAAGTAAAGTTGTTGCTGGTGAAACTGTTGCTTTTATAACTTCTGATATACCTGCATTTATAAAGGTAACATTAAAAAATTATAAAAAAGTTATATCTTTTTAAAAGGATATTATTATGATATATGTTAGATTTGATGATAGTGTTTTACAAAATAAAATAAATAATTATGAAGTTAATATAAGAAAAGCATTAACAGAAGAAATTACAAAACTATCAATAAAGTTGACAAATCACATAAGAACTGATAAACTAACAGGAACAGTACTAAATGTAAGAACTGGTAGATTAAGAAATAGTATAAAATATAATGTTTCTTCAAATTCTAATCAAGTTATAGGAATAGTAAGTACAAATGTTGTTTATGCAAGAATACATGAATATGGTTCTAAAGGTTCAGTTAATGTAAATGGTTTTACAAGAAAAATAAGCCAAGCTTTTGGAAAAAGTATAACTCCAAAAACAGTAGATGTAAAATCTCATATAAGAAGAGTAAATATGCCAGAAAGAAGTTTTATGCGTAGCTCTTTAGCTGATATGAAGAGTGAGATTTTAAATAAAATAAAAGGTGCAGTTGTAAAGGTAGATTTATGAATAGAGAATTAATATATAGTACTTTATTTACATTATTGAAAACAGTACCTAATTTGAATTATACATCAAGAAGATTAAGGCATTGGGATGACATGGGTAATGGTAATATGCCAGCTATGTTCTTAATGCAAGGAAAAGAAACATCTACTGTAAAAACTGGTATGCCTAATATATGGACTTTACATGCAGAAGTTTATGTATATATAAATGCTGGAAGTGATCCAAATGTTGTACCTTATAGTATTTTAAATCCTATTGTAGATAATATTATACATTTATTTGATTCAAAAAATTTACAGCAAGGAAAACAAACATTAGGTGGATTAGTTCATACAGTAAAAGTAAACGGTACAGTAGAGAATGATGGTGGTGCATTAGGTCCAATAGCAATAGCAATAATACCATTAGAAATAACAGTAGCATAAAATTAACAAAAACTAACTTTAAAAAGGAATAAAATTATGAGTCAAGCAGTCTTTGGAGCAGGAATAATGTGGGGAACACAATTACAAGATTCAACAGGTGCAGCAGTAGCTAATGCAACACCTATTATGATTGGTATATTGCAAAATGTATCAGTAGATATATCTTTTGAAACAAAAGAATTACATGGATCTGATAGTCAATTTGCTAAATATGTCGGTCGTGGTAAGGGAAAAATTGATTGTAAAGCATCTATGGGAACTATTAAAGGTGCTATATTTAATAGTTTGTTTTTTGGTCAAGGTCAAACAAGTGGTATAAATTCAGTTGTTTATGATACTGTTGGTGCTGCTATTCCTGCAACTCCATACCAAATTACTGTAACACCACCATCATCTGGAACTTTTCAAACAGATTTAGGTGTTGTATATCAAGCGACCGGTTTACCTTTAACAAAAGTTGCATCTGCTCCAACAACTGGTCAATATTCAGTATCTAATGCTGGTATTTATACTTTTGCTGCTGCTGATACATTATTAGTTGTTTATATTAACTATTCTTATACAGCTACTTCTACAACTGCTGTTAAAAATACTGTAAAAAATATACCAATGGGTTATTCTCCATCATTTTCAACTGAATTATATATGCCTTATGATGGTAAATCTTTGGTTCTTACATTAAACAAATGTATATCAAATAAATTATCAATATCAACAAAATTAGATGACTTTATGATGCCTGAATTAGATTTTAGTGCTTTCGCTGATTCAGCTGGTAATGTTATGTCATGGGCTACAACTGAATAATAATTAAAATAAATAAGTAAAAAATAAAAAGACATAAATTATTATGTCTTTTTATTTGATTTTTATTATTAATGCTTTATAATATATTATAAACTTTACTTTACAAGGAAAAAAAGAAATGACAAAATATAAAGGTTTTGAAATTGAATTAGGTGGTACTCGTTATGTATTCCCATCATTATCATTAGGTGCTGTTGAAAGATTACAAGATAAAATTGATGCTGTAACTTCTAGCGATTCTCAAACAAACCAAATATCAGCAATTATTGATATAGCTCATGCTTCATTAAAAAGAAATTATCCAGATATAACAAGAGATGATGTTGCTGATTTAATTGATGTATCAAATATTCAAACAATTTTTGTAAATATTATGTCAACTTCTGGAATGACAAATGTTAATAAAGATGAGGTTGGTACAGCAGAAGCAAAAAAATAAATTGGGGTGAAATATACTCTCATTTAATCGTTTGCACTGGATGGACATGGGAGTATATTGAGGAATGTATGGATATACCCCGTCTTATCTCTATGAATGAATATTTTGCTGATAATCCACCTTTACATCTTTTAGTTAAAGGATTTATGGGATTTGAAAATAAAAAGAAGAAAAAAATAGAAAATACACAAGAAAGCATTCACGAATTATTAAAAGATATACCTCATGATGTAAATAAAAATAAAAAAATAAAGGTAAGAATGATATAATGTCAAACGAAGATATAAAAATTAGTATTATAGCTGATGCAAGTCAAGCAATAGCAGAAATTAAAAAAATTGCTAATATATCTGCACAAGTATCAGTATCATTTAAAACTGCTATTGATAGTATGAGAGCAGATATAGCGAGATTATCAACTACAACTTCTTCTGGTGCAAGTAGTGTATCAAGCTCATTATCAGGTATGACATCACATCTATCTGCTGTAAGTTCTCATACAAGAGCAATTAGCACTGTAAGTCATGATTCTTTTAGTGGAATGAAACACGCCATTAAAGATGCAGCATTAGAATTAGTTGCATTAGAAGTTGGATTAAAAGCAATAGAAAAAATAGGAGAGGGTATATTTGAATTATTTAAAAATTCATTAGAGTTAAGAATGGATATAGATACCACTAAAAATGGTATAGCTGGTCTTGTATCTGATATGTATACAATAAAAGATGCTAATGGTAAAATATTAGAGGGACAAGATGCTTTTAATAAATCTGTTGAAATATCAAGCGAACAAGTTAAAAAATTACAAAGAGATGCTATAAGATTAGGTTTAACAACAAAAGAATTAGCAGAAACATTTAAAATGGCAATTGCTCCATCTGCTGGTGCTGGTATGAATTTAGATCAAGCAAGGACAATGGCTGGATATGCATCTGTTGTTGGTAAATCTTTGGGAATGGGTCAAGATCAATTAATGCGAGATTATAAAGATGTATTGATTGGTAGAGCAAATACATTATCAAGTGCATTAGGTTTAGGTCATGGTAGTGCTTTACATGAAGAATATTTAACTGCAATAAAAACTGGTAAAGCTTATGAATTTTTAGAGAAACAATTTAAAGCATTTGCTTTATCTGGTGAAGCACAAGCAAACGGGCTAGCAGGTATGTTTAATGCCTTACATGACGTTTTTCAAATGTTCGAGTATGAAATATCAAACGGTCTAAATGGATCACTATTAAAATTAAAGGAATTATTAAAATCTGTATATAATATCGATACTGGTGAATTTACTGACTCATTTAGACCTATTGTAGCATTATTAAATACTATTGGTAAATTATTAGGAGATGAGATAGTTAATGGTGTAAAATCTGTTATCTCTTGGGTTATAAAAATGGGAGAATACCTAGATAGCGACCAATCTTTTATAAATGGTATGATTGCATTATGGAATGAAACAAAAGGATTTTTAGGTCAGGTTTTTGGCTTAATTGGCGATATTATTGTAATAGTACTTGATCTAGCACATGCTATATTAAATGATGTAAATGGTGGAATAGACCAAGGAAAAGACAAAATAAGTAAAATGGGTACAGCAATGCAAATTTTTACTGGTTTTGTTGCTGCACTAAAAATTGTTTTTTCTGCTATTAGAGATATAGTTGATGATATTGTTAATGCATTAAAAGTTGTTATTGGTGGAACAATTGCATTAACTAATAAAGTTGCAGCTGTAAGTGATAAAGCATTAGCTAGTACAGTTCAGGTTTTTGGTAAAAATTCATTAGGTAAAAGTTTAGAGGATAGAGCACAAGCAAACGAAGAAGCAAAACAAAGAGGTATTAATTTAGCTGCATCAGGAAAACCATTAGAACAATGGACAAAAACAAAAGAGGCAGCATTAGAGGGTGCTGATGATATAAAAAAAGCAGGTGAAAAAGTAAACGCTGATTATAAAAAAGCAATTGATGAATTAATAAAAAAAACTGATGATTATAAAAAGAAGAAATCTTCTTCTGATTTAATAATTCCTAAACATCCAAATAAAACAACTGGTAAAGCTGGTAAAGTATCACCACAAGCAGATGCTGATTTTGCTTTACAAAAAGCTCAAATGGAGAGTGATTTATCTTTACAAAGAGAAAATGCTAAACAAGAACAGGAAGTAAATGATGACTTATTTAAACATAATAAAATAACATTAGAAGAGTATTATGCTGAAAAAGCAAAAATTACAACAGCAGATTTTGAAGCTCAAATTAAAATTAAAGAGAAAGAAAAAGCTTTTGCTCAAAGTAAAAAATATGATACTACTGCTGAAAAAACAAAAAACATGGCTGAGGTTGCTACTTTACAGGGTCAAATTAATTTACTTAAATTACAAGAAACTGATGCAATTAAAGCTAATACAAGAGCATTAGAAAATGAAAAAGATGCTCGTAGTGATAATATTGCATTATCACAAGCAAAAAACAAACAAGCTGATTTAGATTTAAAATATTCATTAGAAAAATTAAATCAAGAAAGGTTATTATCATTACATAAAATAAGTAATGAAGAATCTTTACAAATGGATTTAAAGACAGAAGAAGCAAAATATACTGCTTTAAAAGATACTTTAAATAGTAAACTTGCATTAGAAAAAGGTAATGAAAAAGAAGAATTAAAAATAAATGATGAGATTTTAGCTGCATCAAGAGAACATGCTGTAAAGATGGGTGAGATTTATAATAGTATAGCTGTTGAAGCAAACAAAGATGCACAAACAATTACTGATGGATTTAAAAATAGTTTTGCTACTATTATTGAAGATTTAGAATCTGGTAAAAAATCATTTAAAGATAGTATTAAAGAAATGATTAGTAGTGTTACAGCAATGCTTAATAAAATGGTTGCTCAAAAGCTAGCAGAAAGATTATTTGGAACTGTTGATGGTAAAACTGGTTCTGGTGCTGGAATTGGTGGGTTTTTTAGTGATTTAATTAATGGTAAATCAAGCAAATCAAGTACAGATACACCTGCAACTGGTGGTGCTGATTTATCTACTTCTATTATATCAAAATTATCTCCAATGTTTGATTCTATAAGTAGTATGTTTAGTAAGTTTTTTAGTGGATTGGGTGACTCATTTAGTTCTATATTTAGCTCATTAGGTTCAATGTTTAGTAGCTCTGGTGGTGGTTCAGGTGGAGGTATGGGTAGTATGGTTAGTAGTGCAGCATCATGGATTGGTAGCTTAGCATCATTTGATGTTGGTACTAATTATGTACCTAATGACCAAATAGCAAAAATACATAAAGGTGAAGCTATTGTACCTGCTAAATATAATAATCCAAAATATCAACAATCAGGAAGTGTTCATTCTAGCATTAATTTTATAATGAATCAAGCTCCTGATTTAAGAACTCAATCACAAATGGCCACAATGGCAGGAGCTGAATTACAAAGAGCTATGAAAAGAAATGGATAACATAAATTAGAATTAATGCAGTAATAGTATTTACTAATAATATTCTCATTGTTATACTCCTGTAATTAAAGATATTATTACAAACATAAAAATATAAACTAATAATATCTTTAATTCATAGTTAGTATTTTTAATTAAATAATTAATTTTATTGTTTTCTTTTTTTACTATATTAAATTGATTATCGTAATGTGAATCTGGTTTATTATTCATGTTATTTACTCACTTTATTAAAAATTTTATCAGCTAACTTATTTAAATAATATAGTTGAAATTCATCTTCTAATTTTTTATTTTTAATAAATTCTTCAAAAATATTTATTTTATCATTTATAATTTTAATATCTCTATTTATTTTTTTAATTTCAATATCTTTTTTATTTATTTCTTTATCTAATATATTTTGCATATTGTTCTCTCTTATTTTAATTGTAGAAGTATTCCATTTATGTTTTTCTATTTTAATTAATAATTGTTTAAAATTTTCATCAATCAAAATATAACTTTACTATTATCTCTTACAAAAACTCTCTTTAAATATATCACTGAATAAATAAATAAAACATCCATTATTAATGTAATTGCAATCATTTTAATTCTCCTTTGTTGTTTATATATATATATTAAACTACTTTAAATTATTGTCAACTATTATTTTAATAAATTTGATTTATTTTTTAAATATCGTTATAATAATAAAAATAAGGAATTAAAAATATGTCAACTTTTATTGAGTCACCAAGATTTCCAGATGAGATGGCTTATTGGGCTTCTGGTGGTGCAGACTACAATACTACTGTTATACAGTTAAATTCTGGTTTTGAGCAACGTAATCAAAACTGGAATCAATCAAGAGCAACTTATGATATAACATCAGGATTACAGACACAAACTTCTCAATATGCAATATCTGATACCATTGCTTTTTTTAGGTCAATGAAAGGTCGTGCTTTTGGTTTTAGATTTAAAGATTTCCAAGATTATAAAATAACAGTATTAAATGGCACATTAGATAGTGGTATAGGTACTGGTTTTCCAACTTACCAATTATATAAAACATATACAACTGGTACAATGTATGATAAAAAATCAATTAAAAAACCAGTTGTTGGAACAATTAAAGTATATAGAAATGCAACATTAATTCCTATTGGTATTTTACCATCTAATATATCAATAGACTATACAAATGGAATAGTTACATTTGTTCCTGATTTACTTTATAATATTGCTAGTATTACTATTGGAATTAATCCAGAAGTAACAACAACATTACCACATTCTTTTATTGGTGGTGAAATTATTTATTTATCTTCATTAAATACTGGAAATACATTGGAAAAAACAGTATGTGTTGTAAATTCTATATTGTCAACAACTACATTTTCAATATTAGCAACTAATTTAGCTTCTATAACAACAGGTCAAGTTGCTAAATATCCTCAATTAACAGATACTTTAACATGTGAGGGTGAATTTGATATAGCTGCTCGTTTTGATATGGATAATTTAAAGTATGAAGTAACAACAGGTGGTTTAATTCAATTAAGTAATATAAAAATTGTAGAGATAAGAACATAAATATGAAAACAATATCAAGTCAATTAAAAGAACATTTACAGCAAGACAGCACAACATTAGCAACATGTTGGAAAGTAACCCGTTTAGATAATCTAATTTTTGGTTTTACTGATTGCTCACATGATTTAATAATTAACGATATAGTTTATTATGCATCAACTGGTCAAAATTCTAGTAATATAAAAACAACTTCAAAACTAGATGTTGATAATTTAGAAGTATCAGCAAATTTAGGTGGTATTCCTATTTCTTATGTTGATGTGATAGATAGTCCATTTTTAACAGAATTAGACATAAAAGCAGGATTATGGGATTTAGCTAAAATTGAAATCTTTATAGTTAATTATGAAGATTTAACAATGGGTTCTTTAATAATGAGAAGAGGAACTATTGGTGAAGTTAAAACTGGTAGATCTCAATTTACAGCAGAGTTAAGAGGTATGACACAGTATTTACAACAATTTATAGGTCGTTTATTTACTCCATCATGCACTGCTAATTTAGGAGATTCTAAATGTGGTGTAAATATGACACCATATACATTTAATGGCTCAGTAACTGCTGTAATTAACAATCATTCTTGGGTTGATGGATCTTTAACTCAAACTACTTCAACAGTGCAAAAATCAATACAAAATATTGCTGCTGGAAGTACAACATATATTCAATGTAATAGTCATGGTTTTACAGCAGGAACAGAAATTACATTTTCTGGTATATCTGGTTCAATGAATTATTTAAATGGACATACAGCTAATGTTGGTTATATAGATTTAAATAATTTTTCTGTATCAATAGATTCATCTTTATTTTTAGATATAATACCAGGAACTTCACCAGTAGAATATAAAAATACTTCTTATTCAAATGGTTTTGTTGCTACTTTTTCAGGCTCAACTTGGGATACAGGTGGTGGAACATATATTGGTGGTGGTGTAATTACATTATCAGTAATAAGTGAATATTTCCAAGGTGGATTAATAACTTGGACATCTGGATTAAATGATAAATTAGAAATGGAGATAAAAAATTATTATCCTGGATATGTTTTTTTAGCTCAACAAATGCCATATAATATACAAAATGGAGATACTTATATTATAAAAGCAGGATGTGATAAAGTTGATTCAACTTGTAATAATAGATATAATAATATAATAAATTTTCGTGGTTTTAATTTAGTACCAGGAAATGATAAATTGATGAGTGGACAATAATGAATAATATAGATATAATAAATAAAGCAAGAGAATACATAAACACTCCTTTTCATCATCAGGGTAGATTAAAAGGAGTAGGTGTTGATTGTGCAGGTTTAATTATATGTACTGCAAAAGATTTAAATATAGATGTTTATGATATTAAGGGTTATTCAAATATACCTAGTCAAGGATTATTTGAAAAAACAGTAATTAATCAATTAATAAAAATTGATTTTGAAGATTTACAACAAGGAGATATGATGATATTTAAATTTACATCAGAACCTCAACATATCGCTTTTGTATCAGAAGTTAAACCTAATATTAAAATCATACATGCTTATCAACAAGTAAATAAAGTTGTAGAGCATGACTTTGATAAAATATGGGAGCGTAGATTAGTTGCTTGTTTTAGATTTAAAAATTTAAAGGATTAAATAATGGCATCAATGGTATTAGGAGCAGTTGGAGCAGTAATTGGTGGTATATATGGAGGACCAACAGGAGCACAAATGGGATGGGCTATTGGATCTGCTGTCGGCTCATTAGTTGATCCTCAAAAATTACCAACACAATATGGGCCAAAACTAGGTGATTTAAAAGTAATCACATCAACATATGGTACAACTTTGCCAACTGTTTATTCTACGATTAGATTATCTGGTAATATTATATGGTCTACACCTATAATTGAAAAAGCAAATAGTCAAACACAAGAACAAGGAAATAAAGGTGCACCAATTCAAGAAACAGTAACATATACATATTCTCAATCTTTTGCAGTTGCTATTTGTGAGGGTCCAATTACAGGTATTCGTAAAATTTGGGCTAATGGTAAATTAATATATAATGTTGGAACAACGGATGTTGTTACTGGATTGGCTTCAATTCAAATAGCAAATGGAATAACTATTTATCTTGGTACTGAATCTCAAATGCCAGATGCATTAATTCAATCATATGCAGGAGTTAATAAAACATCTGCATATAGAGGAACAGCATATATAGTATTTAATAATTTACAATTAGCAAATTATGGAAATAGAACACCTAATTTAGAATTTGAGATTGTAAATAACGGAGCTGATACATATAACACTAATTCATTTTATAATATACCATTACCATTAAATATACCAAATGATTCGGGATTATTTTCTGAATTTTATAGTATTATTGGTTATGATTTTGGAACAATAAATACTACTAAACAACAAGTTTTTATACAGGGTTATTTAACTCAAGATGATTTTATTAATAATATACGTCATATTGCTTTATATAATATTTTTCCTAATGGAACAGATCAGTTATCTAATCAACAAATGATAAGGTTAGATCCAAGTAATAATATTTATTTATTAAATAGTTATAAAAAATGTAAAACAAACGATGGATCTATTATTGCTTTTGGAGCTTCCTCTAGTTTTATATATTCATTTTATGTAATATTTAATGATATGTCAATAGTTGATATTACTAATTTATTACCTCCATTAGATAATACTATTGGTAATTTACTAGGTTTTTATGAGTGTTCAGTTAAAAATAGTAATAATTTATTTATAGCTACAGATTATTATAATTCAATAACATCAACTCACACTCATAGATTAACATCATTAAAATGTTCTGGTCAATCATTTTATTCACCTATAACAATAAATGTAACAAATCAAATAATATCAATGGATATATTAGATGATTTTATATATACATTAGATATTAATGGAATTTTAACTAAATATGATTTAGATTTAAATTTTATATCAACTGTATATACAACTCCTACAACTGATTCTTTTTTAAGTATTACATGTAGTAATCATAAATTATACGGTTTTTATGTAAAATCAAATCCAGCTTCTATTTCTAGTTATTATAAAACAACACCTATGATTTATGATTTTACTAATGGAACACCTATTTTTATTACTTATGTAAATCAATTAAAAACAACCAATGATCCATTACAGAATGTGTGTGTTTTTTCAAGTCAAAATGCACAAGGATTTTTTTATAAAAATGGAATGTTTTTTACAAGTAATTATTCAAATGGTGAATATGGCAATCCATCATATCCTTATAATTCAAATATTTTTATTCAAGCTATAACTCAATATATATCAAATACAGATTTATCATTAGATCAAGTTGTATCTAAAATTTGTTTAAATTCTGGATTATCTCCGTCTGATATTGATGTCACAAGCCTATCAAATGAAAAAGTAAGCGGATATTTACTAGCAAATAAAATGACGGCAAGAGCTGCAATAGAGGGTTTAATGTCAGCATATTTTTTTGATGCAATTGAGTCTGATAATAAAATAAAATTTATAAAAAGAGGAAATAACTCAATATTATCAATAACAGAAGATGATTTATCAGCTTGTAATTATGGTTCTAATTTACCAGACCAATTATTCATAAATAGAATGCAACAATTAGATTTACCAGAAGAAATAACAGTTGCATATATGGATTTAAATGCTGATTATCAAACTGGTTCTCAATATAGCAGAAGATTAATTGCTAAAACTTTAAATACTTCATCAATACAGTTACCAATTGCATTAACTTCTAATAAAGCAAAATCAATTTCAGATATTACTTTATATAATTACTGGCAATCAAGAACAACATTTAAATTTACATTATCTAATAAGTATTTATATTTAGATCCTACTGATATAATAAATGTAACTAAAAATAATATAACTTATAATATTAGATTAGTAGATCAAGATTATCAAGGAAATATAATAACTTACTCGGCAGTAGAAGAAGACTCTACTATATATTTACAAAATTCTACTGGTTCTTCTATACCTACTACAGATGCAACAATTAGCACTAAAACACCAACTAATTTACAGTTATTAGATATACCTATTTTAAGAGATCAAGATGATCAAGTTGGTTTTTATATATCAGCTTCTGGTTATCTACCTGGATGGAATGGTTGCCAAATTTATAAATCAATAGATGGTGGTGGTTCATTTAATAAATTTAGCACTCCAATAAATAATCAAGCAACATTAGGAAATACTACAACAGTATTAAATAATTTTACTTCTGGAAATATTTTTGATGAAATTAATGATGTAATTGTAAAAACTAATAACATATTATCTTCTGTTACTGAAATTTCAGTTTTAAATGGTTCAAATGTTTGTTTAATAGGAAGCGAGATAATACAATTTAAAAATGCAACATTAATAGCAACAAATACATATAAATTAACAGGTTTATTAAGAGGTAAATTTGGTACAGAATGGGCTATGATAAGTCATGCTATTGGTGAAAGATTTATTCTTTTAACAAACAAAACAACATATATTGAAAATAGCCCATCTTCTGAATATAATTTACCAAGAGAGTATACAGGAGTAAGTTTTGGAATGTTATTAAATGACTCAACTATTTATAACTTTACAAATACTGGAGTAGCACAAAAACCATATTCACCAGTTCAAATAGGTGGTGGTCGTGATTCAGCTGGTAATATTACTATAAATTGGACAAGAAGAACAAGAATAAATGGATCATGGAATAGCTACACTGATGTATCATTAGGTGAAACAACAGAGTTATATTCCATAGATATAATGAATGGTACAACTATTGTAAGAACAATAAATGGTTTAACAACTCCAACTTATGAATATACAACAGCAGATCAAGTTACTGATTTTGGTTCTAATCAATCAATTTTACATTTAAATGTATATCAAATAAGTTCAATAATAGGTCGTGGTTATGCTGGTAATGGAATAATATAAATGAAAATATAATATATCAACTCAGAATATAGCAATAGTAGATTCAAATAATTTATTGATTTAATTATTAAAATAATATATAATAATTAAAAAGGATTATTATAATGGCAAATAGCACAACAAATTTAGATTTAATAAGTTCAAGCCAAGCACAAAAAGAAATAACAGCAAATGCTTTATTTGATGCATCGTCACCTGCTTCATTATTTGGTCGTCGTTCTTCAACTACTTCATCTTTAACATGGGGTTATTATGGTGGAAATATAAATGAAGCAGGAATTGTTACTAATTTTCCTAATGGAACTATTACATTAACTCCATCAGCAACAAATTATATTTATTTAGATAATACAGCATTAACATTACATGTAAATACAACTGGATTTTTAGGTGTTGGATATACAAACTTATATTCTATTATAACAGGTTCAGCATCTGTTATTTCGTATATAGATTATAGGTCATTTTTTTCAAAAGGTGGTTATGTTTTACCAACAGCATCAACAACAGTATTAGGTGGTGTTAAAGTTGATGGAACAACAGTAACTATTAATGGTGCTGGTGTAATTAGTGCATCTGGTGGTGGAGGTTCAACTTTTTTACAATCATCATATCCAGTTTTAGCTCCAACAAAAGATACAAATATTTATGATGGACAATTAACACAAAATGGAATACCTTTATATTCAGGTTATGGTTCATTTGCATTAACTAATAATTATGTTTTTATGAATTATAGTGGAAATTTAAAAACATATTCAATTAATAAAACAAATGGGTTATTAACTTTTAAATATAATAATGGTGCTTCTGCAACTGAGGTAGTAACTGATCCATTTGGTAGATTTTTATATCAACTAAATCAATTAAATCCAAATTCTCATATAATAAAATATACAATAAATACATCTGGTTCTTTAACAAGCATTAGTTCAGATACATTAATAAGTTCATATGCAAAGTCATTAACTATTGATCCATTTGGTAGATTTTTATATGCTATAAATACAAGTAACTCAACTATTTCTATGTTTTCAATAGATCAAACAACAGGTGAATTAACATCGTCAGGTACTGATATTACTCCTGGTGGATCTTCCTTATCTTATATGACTATTGATCCAACTGGTAGTTATTTATATTTAACAAATAGTTTGGGTTTAAATATAAGTAATATACTTGTTTATTCAATAAATCAAACAACTGGTTTTTTAACATTAATACAAACAACAGCTTCAACACTTTCATTTCCATATGAACTAATAGTAGAACCAACTGGTAGATTTTTATATGTTAGTAATGCTGCTGGAACAAATGGGATTTCAATATTTTCAATAAATAAAACAAATGGAAATATTACAAAAATAGGTTCTGATATTGGAACTTATTCAAGTATGAGTAGTTTAACAATAGATAATACTGGTAAATTTTTATACTTTAAAGACTATACAAGCTCTGGATCAATCAATATATGTAAAATAGATCAAAATTTTGGGACATTAGAAATATTAACACCATTAGTATTAGGTGCTGGATTCTCTCAATATTTATTAATTAGTAAAGATAATAATTTTGTTTATTGTGGTTTTTATCCATATGCAAGAAATAACTTTTTAGCTGGTTCTGGTGGATTTGCTGGGCATTTACAAGCAAATAAAGGTGCGACATTTACTGGTGATTTAGTAGATATACCACAATTTACAACAGCAACAGCTCCTGCATATAGGATTGGTGCAATGTATTTTGATACAACATTAAATAAATTAAGAATTGGTGGTGCAACTGCTTGGGAAACAATAACATCTGCATAAAAATATTGACTAATATTTATATTTTTACTATAATTAAAATAATAATAATAATATAGGTATTTAGTGATGAGTGAGCATATTGATATAGTAACTGAATCGGAACCAAAAAAAGTACAAAGAGAACACTGGCATATTGGTAAAGAAATACCTATTATGTTAATTTTTGCAATACTAATACAAACAGCAGGTGGTATTTGGTGGGCCGCAACATTAACAAATAAATTAGATAATTTAGTAACACAATTGTCAGATATAAAACAAGAAAGTTATAGCAAGATTGATGCAGCAAAAGATATAGAATTAATGAATTTTAAGATTAGCGATTTATCAAATAGATTAAATAGATTAGAAAAATAATATTAGTCAGTATAGTAAGATTCGAACTTACGATCTCTTCGTTCCAAACAAAGCGGATTAACCAAACTTTCCTATATACTGATTATTTTTTATTTTTAAAATCTGTACAATAATAACCCGTTCCTTTAAAACTAAAGGAAGCATTAGTTACCTTTTTATCTAATGTATTCATATTACATTTATGGCATAATTTTAGAGGTTCATCTTTTATAGATTGAAGAACCTCTAATTCTTCTTTACATTTACTACATACATAAACATAAATTGGCATATTATATCCCTTTTAATTCCTCTGGAAACAATACTTTTAATTGTATTAATCTTAATTCAGGAATACCATTTTCTCTCCAATAAGAAATTGCTGCAGCAGATACTCCAATTTTAGCAGCTATTTTATTATTAGATCCTAATTTATCAATTATGTAATTAGCATCAGGTTGCTCGATAATATATTTTCTCATTTTTATTCCTTTTTAATATAGTTTAATTATATAATACTTTTATTAATAAATCAAGTCTTTTTAATTTTATTTTTTATATTTACTTCTTGCATTTTTAATATTTAAGTGAGTAACCATGTTATATACTTCTTCAGTAACTTTCTTTTTGATAGATTTTGATTTTACTTCATTAGATGGGAATACTCCAACTATATCTTTATATAAAAAATATGCTCTTCCTGCTTTCCATTTTTTATATTCACACATTTGCAACAATTGACTGTATAAATCTATTTTATCAATTGATAAGAAGTCTTTTGCACTTAATTTACCTATTTTATTATTATTTTCATCTTTTACAATTTCAACTAAATAACCATCAGTATTTGTAATTGTATTTTTAGGTTGATGCTCAAAACCACAATTTTCACATTTAAAAGTTTTTCTTACAAAAAAACAAGATGGACATACTGCATTAATTTCTTCTTTAACTTTTTTATATGTTTGACTTGCTTTACCTTTTGTTGTAGTATCTAATTCAACAGTAAATTCTTCATCACAGAAACCATGAACCTCTGTATTACCACTATGATCTAATATTAAAGCATCTTTTTTTCCAGTTTCTGGTGATATTCTTAATACTCTACCCACTTGCTGTATATAAAGACTTAATGATTTTGTTGGTCTTGCCAATATAGCAACTTCTGCACCTGGATAGTCAAAACCTTTACTTAAAATATCAACAGAAGTCAATATTTTAATTTCTCCATTCTTAAATTTTTTAATAATGTTTTTTCTTTCTATATCGTCTGTATATGCATCTAAATGCTCACAATGTATATTAGCCTCCCAAAATGCTTCTCTTATTGCTTTACTATGTGCTATATTAACAGCAAAGCATATAGTTGGCTTATTATATGCAAGTTTTAACCAATGTTCTATTATATCTCCAATTATTTTTGGATCTGATGATACATTACCTAATTCTGTATTATCATAATCACCTTTTACAATTTTAATTTTTTCTAAATCAGGTTTTGACGGTGCAAATACTCTTGGGTTAACTAAAAACCCTAAATCAATTAATTGTCTTGTATTAGCTCCAACTATTAATTTTTTAAAATAATTACCTAACCCTTTTGTATAAGGTGTTGCAGTTAATCCAACAATAGGAACATCTGGCCATCTTTCTATTATGTTTTTATGTTCTGTATATAAAGTATGAGCTTCATCAATAAAAATTAAATTAGGTTTTGCATATTCTCTTCTTGCCAATGATTGTATGGAACACACTTGTATTTTTTTACGATGATCTTCCAATGGATGATCTGATTGGATAACCCCATGATTAATACCATCGTCTAAAAATCTTTTACTTGTTTGATTAATTAATTCTATTCTATCACATATAAACATTGCTTTAAAATCTGGATTTTTATCATGATTTTTTTTAATTATAGAGCTAGCAATACTTGTTTTACCTCCACCAGTTGCAACTTGTAATATTACATGCTTGTTACCATTTTTAAAAGACTCTGATAAGTTTGTTATTGCATCTTTTTGATATTGTCTTAATTCATGTTTATTATTCAATTTTAATTCTCCTCTGTTATTATTAATATTAAATCAATTTAATTTATTGT